TTCTGATCCGAATTTTTGAATTGCAGTTGTACAGTGTTCTTAACACCTTTTTGAATTTTAAGAGGTCGCTGATACATAATTTGGTTTATTTCCTTATTATTGTCCAGATCTAGTGTTACATCGAACAAATTGGTATATAAATAGACTGGTAATTTCTGCATATAGGTATTTATTAGAAATCAATGACAACAAAAGAGAGCTTCCAAGAAAACTATCCTTTTATGACCTGCATCAAGTGTAATGATACAGAATATTTAGGTATTATTATAAACTTCGATCAGCAAGTAACGAGTCTGTACGACTTTGCTGTGATTAACAATTCAGGTTACCAGAACTTATTTCTAGAATTAGGTGATGTTTGGTGGTGGGAATCAAATCGTAAAATACCCATTAACATTTTTCTTAAACAAGACATGTCTTCGTTTAAGCCTTATATTAAAACATTTAATACTAAGGATGTAGAAGTTGTATTCGGACCAACTGTCAATTTAGGCGATATCGCAGAAAAGCGAGTCAAACGTAAATCAATTCAACTGGTCCGAAATCCTAAGAAGGTTAGACCTTAAAATACTCGTTTCAAGATAGTTAAACCACAGCAGTTTATATATCTATCTTTGAGAATCCATTGTGGATTCTCAGCTAAGAATTCTGTTACCGCAGGCCATAACCCTTTGCCTTCTGGGCCGGGTTTAACATAACAATCAAAATGTTCGCCTGTGCGTCGATCACCAAATACTGTAGTATCATGCATGATAATATATTTTCTAGCATAGTCGGCATGCAACTTTAGTTCTTGCTTTAGTTGTTCATAAATGTGCCATGTATCAATAAACAATAAATCTGTAGGTTCAATAACGGTACTAGGATTGCCAGTATCACCTATCCTGAAATGATAATCAACACCGTATGTCGGTGCTAGTGCTTTTGCTCTATCAACAGGACACTGTTCGGCATCATAAGAAATTAATTTCTTAGGTCTTGCCAATAAGAATGCCCAGGTAGTTACTACACCCCGTACTCCCATCTCAGTAATGTGATCGCATTCCAATGCATGTTTGTAGATAGTTTCCATGTGTTCATGGATATCGCCTGGGGTGTTTTTATTATAATTGTAATAATCGAAAATTGAGTCCATGTTTTTCTCCTAAGTAATGTTCTCGCAAATTAAATTCATTTGCACCACGATTGCTTGAGCATAAGCAACTGCATGTGCCTTCTTAAAGAAGTATTCGTCGCTTGCAGGTTTTTGCCAAACCTCGCTGTTTACAGTATCCCAATCTTGTCCGATTAGATAACGCTTTGCAGGTCGAATCATAGCTAATACCGCAGCCAGTTGTTCCACACTTGTCGGCTGCATCTGTCTTAAAATAGATCCGTGCCCGTTAACGTGAAACAACAAATTAACAAAATCGTCCTGAGTAAGTAGTTCCCATATTGGACTGGTATCCATTAATTTATTAAGGTGTCCCTCGTCTCTGATGCCATTGTATATGCCTACGTTTAAGAAATCTATCTTAAAGTAGCCGCGGGTTTCTGCTTCTTCGTATGCAATAGAAGATAGTTTAGTTAAAGGATTGTACGGGATAGAATGACAATATACGCCAGTATTGTGCTTTTTATAAATGCCATTTTCTATCCTGCTAGCAGGTATGTGTTTGATAATAGATAAGATTTTATCTCTATCTGCAAAATCGATATCAATATCCATTATTCAATTCCTGCTTCTTTACAAATTTCTTTAACTAATGCTACGTCTGCCGGTACTGCCTTGAATTTCTTAAGCCAGAAAGGCAAATCAAAAGCCGGAGCTATCATGTCAAGCTGATCATTGTTAAATTTATTTAAGAGCTCTTTCCCACCTCGGCAATTTAATAGTAGCCACGGACTTATTTTTCCGTTACGTATGTCATGTACTGCTCTGTTAAGATTGACGTAATTAAAATAATGATTAAATTCCGCTTGACTAATATCGCCCCATTCCATCATTGTTTGAATACTACGTTGCACCGCAGACTCAACTGGTTCTGCTTTAAGCATATCAAATAGGTATGAATCATACAGTTCATCTCTACACCAGTGGTCAAGTTTAACTCCGCTCTTAATAACGTAATCCATAAACTTTTCTGGATAAAGCGGTAACACATTGTTTATGAAACTGCCAAATTTAACAAATGCATTGTAATACGGACTCTTACAAAAATCTTCATAAGTCTTATCTTTCTTAGCAGCCTGCGTCATTCTAAAAAATTTGTTAAACGCCATGAAACCTGCCTGCACCCGCTTCTCATCCTTCTGCATAGCCCTACGTTTGTTTTCGCACATGTGAGCATACAGAGTTTTTTCTTTCATAAAACTCTTGCTACAATGTACACAATTAAAAGGTTGATCTGCCAACGCTATCACTCGTATTCTTTCCGTTGTTTTTTGTCAAATCCCATCTTATCAAACAACTCTTCTTTATCTTTCTTATCCATCAATGATGCCATTAGACGAACTTCATCCATTTTCATTGCAGGATACAATTCGCACAAAAGTTTTTCAATTTTAACTGCTTTTGTTTTTTTACCTGCTGCAAGATAAGGATGATATGCCGACATACCAACACCGACTGCCGCAAATAATTTCCACAATAGAGCCTTATGATTCTTACTCAATGTCCAGTGATTTTTGTTAACCAGTTCATTGGTCATTTCAAGGAAATGTTCTTGAACGTCTCGGTCACCTTGGCAACTTGCAGTATATCGCAATAAAATAAATGGAGCAAATGATTTCTTTTCTTCAGCAGTTAGGTTATCATAAAAATCATATTCTTTATGATCAACTGCCTTTAGTTCACGTTTAATATCGAGCATGTTACCAATCTAAAGTATTTGAAGAACCCGGGTTGTCCGAGCCTTCTTTACTAATGTAATATAATATTTTAACACGATCTAATGCCTTTTGTAAAGTGGGATTTGTCCGGGCAGCACGATGAATCTCACCCCATAGCTTTGAATCCATAATGTGTTCGTGTAATGGTCTGCCGTCGGCAGTGCGAGGGTCTATTTTATTTTCATAATGATATCCCACAACTGATCGTTCAGTCTCGCCTTCTCGACGAGCGTATACGGTATCGTCTACACGTTCGTATATCAGTTTAACATTTGGAGTAAGTGATCCCATATTACCAGCATTTTGTGTAGTCTACTAACTCACATTGTCTACTAACTTCTTTTACAAAATATGCACACAACGGATTGTCGCCGGCGTGTAATGGTGTGCATAATAACTGGCCTGGTTTCATTTTAGGAAAATACCATTTTACATCTTGGTAGACATTTACAATATCAATTTCATGAAACTCTGGTCTAAAACTTCCTAAAGGATTAAAACAGTATGCCTTAAAACCTCTATCATTTAAGCTAGTAATAGGAAGAATCTCCATATCAGGACCTTCTGGATCTCCAACAATACAACACCAGTCTAACGGCATTGTGATTTCATGGTCGCCTATTTTTAACACTACTGCCGGGCCTGTGAAACTTTCTAAAAATATAAGTGGAATATAAAAATAATCTGGATTATTATTATCACTATTATCTAAAACAGCGAATCTAATGTCCTCTTCAATCTCATCTGGAAGATCGTTGAGGAACATTGTTTTATTGTCTAACGTTAAAATTTGCATTATTGATATTTTACCTTTTGAATCTCGAACGGATACTTTGCGTCCTTGTAGAATTTCTTACGCTCTGTAAGATGTCGCTTTGCATATTTGGTCGCTCCGGTAATGTCCCAGATTTGTACAAAGTCTTTATCGTCAGCTTTTCTAATGCCGCGGCCGATACTTTGTATAACTCTAACAAAGCTCTTTCCGGGTTCCAGAAGAACCAGATTAAAAATACGAGGAATATTAATACCCACAGCGGCCACACCGTAAGTCGCCACAATAATCTTATTAGTACTAGTTTTAATTTCGTCATATTCTTCTTTTCTATCTTTTGTTTTAACTTTGCCAGAGATAAACACACTGTCGGGTAAATTTTCCACAAGGAATTCACCCGACTCAATTCTGTCTACTAACACTAGTGTATTACCAGACTCGGCTATCCCGTCAACCAAATTGGCAATATATTTCATACGCTTTTCATCTGTAACCAAATATTTTAATTCTTCGGGATATCCACTAAACTCTTTCCATTCAGCAGTTTGAATAACCTGCACATGACACGATGACAACACTCCTGCTTCTTGCAATTCGTGAGCCTTAACCTGATGAACAACTTCTCCCAAACTTGCACGAATGCTTTGAAATTCGTGGTCTGCTTTAGGAACTGTTCCAGTTAATCCCCAGCGAATAGGTGCCTTGGCAAGATTCTTTGTTAACAAGTTTTTTAATACATCGGCTTTGGCCATGTGTACTTCATCAACCATAACGCATTGTACATTATCTAACAATTCTGCAAGACGTAACACCTTCTCTTCGCCGTCAAATTCTTTAGAACCTTTGTCTAAAATATTCAAACTTTGCCAAGTGCAAATAGTGTGTGTTTTATCAAGATTCTTTCGGTCACCGTAGTAAACGCCCACGTCTAATCCACAGTTAACAAAGTCTTCTTCAGTTTGTTCAACTAGTGACTTGTTAGGAACAATGGTTATTGTTCGACCGTATTTTTCACAGATTTTCGCCAAAGTTGCGGTGGTAATTGTCTTGCCAAACCCTGTGGCAATTTCTTGAATGCATTGCGGATTCTCAAGAAATTTATTGATAACTTCGACTTGGTCGCCGCGTAATCTAATCTTATCGCCGGCAAACCGATGACCTACAGGCCACGTTTGATCACCCCAAAAATCCTCTAAAATTTGGTCAAATTCTAGGTTAGGACTAGTACGCAAATCTTCTACATCAATGTTATAATTTCGTTTTTCAAGCTCTTCTAGTACCTGTCCTAACATGCTAAGATACGTTGTTCCGCCAAGACCGAAAAAACTGATAGCACCGTCCCATCGACCTAATTTATAGCTAGGCCTATAGCGAGCAGTAGGGTCTTCATACTTAAATTTCTTAACTAACTGTTTTCGCGTGTCCAGGTCAAGACCTTCTATCTTGATGTTAACTTCATCACGAATAATAATTTTACAGCTCGACAAAATCTGATTCCTTTAATGAGTAGTTAACGACAAAATTGTGATTTTTTAAGTAATTTGACAACGTATAGTGTACACCCGATATGCCTAAATTCAAAATTGATGAAAAATTTAACTTTGATTCGAGCAGCGGTTTAGGTATCTTTCCGCTGATAAAAACAATCTTAGTATCGGCATTAACAGGGTTATTCAGTTTTGTAGCCTTGACAAAATTGTTGCAATTTTTGCCAGTTTCTCCGTCTAAACGAAACAAAACAGTCATTTCTTCAGTTGAAATATTCATTTTTTGAATCATTTTTGTGCATATTTCTAAGTGGCGTAGCTCACTACCACCCGGTACTACAACCAGGCAAGGTAACGAATGTTTTAAGATAGTAATAATGTCAGAAAAAGTGGTTTTTTCCTTATCTATTGGAAATGTAGTGCTACTAGCGGTTGTTAAAAACTTATATAGCATTGGGTCTAATTCTAACTGATCCAATGCAATATCAATATCTTCAGCCCACGTAGTAATTCCATATTTTCTTGCCTCTACCAATGTATCAACAAGATCAAAACCAGTCGGTTGTGGAATATTTGGTGTTGTATTTTTGAAAACAAACGTGTTGTCTTCAAACACTACCATGGGTATATATTTTTCTAAGTTATTCTTCACATTGTCGACTTGAGTGGCAATGTCTTGGAATAGTTCATCTACAATGAACGAAGAATTTTGTAAATTATTTGAGATCCAATCCACATTTTCTTCCCTCAAGTCAAAATCCCATGATCGACTATCTGGATTCCAATTAACATTATTTCCAGTATTAGATACAATCTTTTTATAGGTCTTAATAGATGCAATACATTCTGCGTCAAATGGAAATATTACCGAAATAACTCGTTTAGTAGTATCACTGATTTTACGAACTACAATACTCCTATTAGAACTGATCACTCTAGTGGGTAATCTAAATTGTGGATTGTTAACGAAGGGTGTTATGTCAGTTTGTAACGCTAAACTTAAAACGCGAAGATATTTTTTAACCAATCGAATTGCTAGTGTACTTTGTTTTTCTGTAAAGCCATTGCCCATAATTACTTGCGTAGATAGGCTTTCGATTACTGTTCGATCAGCATGAAACAATTCAATCAGGTCAGCAAACATGTACTGGCCATCACTGTTTAATCTATTAATCAAGTCTTCTATATACATACAAATTATTATACACTAAAATAAAAAAGGATTCAACCTCGAATCCTTTTTATAAACTTGCATCTTCTAGGCCTGCTGTCCGGAGTTTTATAATATTACTCAATTGCCATTGTTTAATATCTAATCCCTTTATAATGCCTAACCATTGATTTCTTAAAAGTGCAAATTCATTGATAATTTTTTCCATATCAACTACATCGGCTTCACCGTCAACATATTTTTCGCAATCACGACTGCTTAATACACGTTGATAGTTTTCTAGGAATTTTTTGAAGGCTTTTGAACGGACACGCCTTAATTCAATATTGAGGTATTCTAAAATAGCCTCAATTTCTTGTAACTGATTAAATCTTTGTTCGACTAGACCTGGCAAAGCTGCACTAGATTTTTCTATGTTTCCATATACTTTAACTTCGCTCTTTGCTAGGACTAATTCGTTGTAATAATAATCAATACACGCAGGTAGATGAACAATGTCGTGACTTACCTTGGCATACCATTGAGACATCAATAATCCTCATCTTCGATGCCACTTTCATCATCCTCATCTTCGTATTCAGATTCCTCATCTACTACTGCTTTAATAGCAAGATCAAGATGAGGATCATATCCCATCACTGCTTCAAGTGCGGCAACTTCCATGTCTTTACCTAATAGGTAATCAACATACTGATGTGCGGCAACTTCACGATTTTTCTCCGGAATGTACTCTCGAAAAGTATCCCAAACTTCTACAATTAAACTCTCGTCCATTATGCCTCCTCAGTGACTTCTGCTGTTACTGGAACTACCGTTTCACCATTCTTGGAAATGTCTTCCATCATGATAGACAAGCCTTCCTTTTCATTGCGATCCCAAGCCTTGCGGAATTGTTTAATTACTTCGCCGTCAGTAGTTGTATAAACAAGACTATTGCCTTCTTTCTTTAACATACCTTTAGCTTCGAACAAATCAACCAATCCACTGAATGGACTCATGCCCGTTGTGTAAGGAATCTCAACTTGAACTGATTCAAACGGTTTCGCATAACGAGTTTTCATAATCTTACAAGCTGCACGGATACCGTTAACAGTTGTAGTCTTATTACCATCAGCGTCAGTTTTTAGTTTGAGTTTCTTCATAGCAACTACAATAGAACTTGCATAAACAAATCCTTGGCCACCACTAATCTTGTCATCTGGATCAAACATATCCTGGCTTGCGTATGTGTGATTTGTACAAACCATACCGACATTCCACGAACCAAACATGTTTACGCAGTTACGAACAAGCGATGTAAGTGCTTTAGGTTTACGCCCCATGTCACCTTTCATTTCGCCTGCTTCGAACTGATTAACGTCTGTAGGAGTCAACAACATACCTAAAGAGTCAATAACAAACAATACCTTAGGACGAGTATCCTCGGGCATAACTTTGTATTCTTTCATGAATTCAGAGATGGTTTTTGCCACATCATCAATCATAGCCATGTTGAGTTTAAGAAGTTTATTTTCACTTGTATCAACACCTAGATCAAGCAACCACTTTTCATCAAGAGCGTTTTCACTGTCAACTAGAACAACATAAATGCCTTGTTCTTGTGCTGCCTTAATTATGTTTCCAGAGCAGATATATGATTTACCTGCACCAGATTCACCGGCAAAAACTGTTACTTTTCCCAAGGGGACTCCCTTAAAGAAGTCCCCTGAAATAAGATAGTTAAGCGCATAGTTACCAGTTGAGATCCAATCAGTTGGATCGTTAAAGCCAACACCTAGTCCGTCAATAGACTTGGTGATTGACTTTCTAAACTTAGAAATATCAAATGCTTTAGCCATATCTACCTCCAATTATTGTTTGCTACGATTGCGAATCATTGCAAGAATATCGGCTGCACGACCTGAAGCTTCACCACCAGGTGCCGGAGCGGCTGGCGGCGCAGGTGCGGAGAATGACTGTTCTGCGGCTTCAACATCTGCTTCCCAAGGTGCCGCTTCTGCTACCGGAGCAGGTGCTGGTTTTGTGGCTGCAGGAGCCGATTGCGCGGCGCCTGGCTTGGCATTGTAACCTGCGGGTTTGTAATATTGACCCCAACGTTCCATATCAAATGCGTCACCATCAACTGATGCTTCAAACATTTCTTTGATAACTTTCAACTCAACTTCAGTTGGCTTTTTAGGCAAAAAGTCTTTCAAGTTGAACAGCTTGTGCTGTGCAATTGCCGCATTTTCCACTTCTTCTAAAGCACGTTCACGACGAGCCCAGTTTGATGTAGAATAGTCTGCGTACCCACCTTTACTTGTCTTAGTAATACGGAAATCAGTACCACGGACATAGTCTGTTGGCAATTCTTCCATATCTGGATCAAGCAATGCGGCCTTGATAATGTTGAAAATCTGACTGCCGATGATGAATCGACGAATTGGATTCTCTGGTGACTTGTCTTCTTGTAGTTTCGAATCAACTACAAAACCTTGGAAAAGGTAAGACTTCTTTTTCCAGTACTTACGACCCATTTCTTCCAAAGACTTGTCTTTGAACCATGGACGAACTTCAGTTAATACTGGACATGTTTCACCCCACATTTCCATACATGGGACCTGCACAGTCACTGGCTTGGAATTGGTTTCACCTTTGACTCCGGCGAATGGCAATTTGATCATTGCTCGTTCAATCCAGAAAAAAGTGTTCGATGCATCGCCATCGGGCAAGAAACGTACTGTAGCACTGCTACCTTCTTGAATGTTCCAATGGGGGTAAATTGCGTTGTCTCCGCCAGTTGCGCCACTGCCGTTTTGTTGAGATGCTGCTTGAAGTTTTGCGCGAATTTCTGCTAACGTTGCCATAATGTTTTTCCTTGATAAATGTTTTATTATGCCTCTTTCTTAAAGCCTACTGACTAAAAGAAAAACTGTGCATACGGTTAAGTATACACAGCTTTATTTATCACTGCAACCTAAATGGCTAGCAAAATAGATTTATTTTGCCAATTATTTTTTATAATTTACCAGTCTCATAATTGCTTCAAATGTCGAATCTTCTGGTAATTTTTCATCGTCGGATTCGTGTCCACCTTTGATTAAGTCTTCTAATTCTAATGTTAGCTCATGTTGAACATCTTCGAACTCGTCATCTGTATTAAGGCCATGCTTTTGTGCAGTGTCCATAAACATTGCATGTAGTCCAGGAATGCCTTCGTCAAACAGGTCAGTTAGAGTAACTTCACCGTCGCTGTTGTAAAGTTGGTCTAGCACATACTTGGCCCAATTTGGAGTCATTTGTTCTGCGCTGTCGTCTTCATTAGTGCGAGGGCTACTCCAAACTTTGGCACCAGCTTTCTCATTTCTCTTATCAGTAGCTGCTTGAGCTGTCTGCTGACTTTGTTGTTTCTGTTTACGAACATACGCAGGAATTTGATCCATATCAGGACCTTCATGTACAGAAGTTGATAATTCTTTAACTAATTGCTCTGCCATTTGGCCGGCTTCTTCGCCTAGCTCTTTTGTTACATGAGTAATAACACCTTCTTCTCCTCGGGGCCACGGACCAAGGCCTTGTTTTTTATGGTTTTTATTATACATACTATAAACCATTTCTGCAACGTCTCTAACAGACGGAGTCATACCGCCTGTATTTTCTGTTGGCATTTTTTCACCGGCGTCTGCAGGTTGTGCAGTTCCTTTGTATCCAAATTCTTTAGCAGCTTCTGGGTCATCTTTATCTAGCCATGCTAGTATAGTGTCTTTAGGATCTGCATCTGTATTAACTTTTGATAATTCTTCTAATGCTGCTTCTAACTCGTCGTCAAAAATACCAATGCCTTGTAGCGCATCAATTGCACTACGTCCAGCTTCGTCTAGTGTTAAGCCACCGTCGATCAATTCTTTTAGTTGTGCTAATGTATCTGGTTCCAGTCTACCTTCTTCAACTCGGTCAGCCCATTCAACAAAGTCTTCGATACTTTCTGCTGCACTCCTAGGCTTAGGTTGAGCAACTACACCTTGTGGTTGTTGAGCCGCTTGATATAGTTGAGGAAACTTGTTTCTAATATCAATGATAGCATCTTTTACTGTTCGACCTGTTTCATCTGATACTTCTTTACCAAGCACTGCACGATTCTGTTTAACATAGGCTAAAATATTTTTAATGGTAGTTTCGTCGCCCCTTACTAGATCAAATGCATATGCTCCGTCACCATGTGGGCGTAGGGCTTGTTCCCATTGTGCATAGTCTTGCTCTGCTGCCGGATCCATTCCACCTTCACCCATTGCGCCTTTAATTGCGTCTTCAGCATCACTACCTAATTCTGCTCCGGCCAATGCACCTCTAGGACTTTTAGTTGCAAACGCACCAATGGCGCCGCCAACTGCTCCTCCAGCAATTCCTTCTTCTGTTGGGCATTCGCATTTGCTTTCAGCCATTCCACAACCTTCGCAAGTAGAATCTTTGCCTTCGCCTACAAATTCTTCAAGGTCCACTTCGCCGGCCTCGTGCATGATTTTATGAATTAACGGAAAGTATTGTGCTAGATCTTCTCTGAAAGAACTAACAGTAAATGCATTTTTATAATCTTCCATAGTGGCTTGATCCATTTGCATATCGCCCTTATTTGGAACAAATGACTCTGACCATTTTTCATAATAAGTTTGGTTGCACATGCCTTCTACAGTACGTCTTAACATTTCCAACTTGCCATTTGTCTTAGCAGCAATTTCGTTAACACGCTCATTCATTCCATCAGGCTTACCAATGTGACGCTTGAACGAAGTTAATTGCATAATTTCTTCGCTCATCTCAATAATGTTATTGCCAATATCATCATACGGCTTACCACCGTTTGCAACGTGACGTTGCATTGCCTTGGCGCCGGCAATGTGAATAAATGGATACTTGAATCGTTCGCCTTCACTGTTCTCAATATACAATGCTTTGATATTATTTTTACGACTTCGCGCACCGGCCGTTTCATTTTCGATGCTCTCTTTATGTCTAGCAATAAGTTTAGTTTTTTCTAAAACTCTGTAACTTGTTTTTTTGCTTCCTTCAAATTTGGCAGATTCGCTCATGTTCATATTTTGATCCTTCGGGCCGTTAGCGGCTAGATATTGAAAATCGTTCTTGTTAAGATTGCTCTTTGTAATGTCTCTCGTGTCAAATCGTAACAATCTACGTTTTGCAAACATTCTCATCTCACGTAAAAAATCGTACCATAATTCGTGAACAAAGTCGTTACTGTCTTCTAAAATGCCTTGGCTATAGAAAACTTTAAGAGTTCCTCGTTCGTTGATACTAATGCTTACGCGGCCAAGATTCTCACCTTCGACCACAAAGTCAAAGTCAAAAAATCTGGCTTCTTTTGGGTCGGTAGTAACGCCACCTTGCTCATCGCCCATTTCTAAATTTTGGAAGCGGCTGCGAATTTTGTCAAAAACGTCCTGGCTAATGATGTGAGTTGAATTCATAGCTGTATTTATTAATAACTGCTGATGTAGATCGGCATGGGCATGTCATATTCTTCTAGCCCGCTGTGATCTCGCATTTTATCGTAAATTGTAGGGTCCCATTCTTGTAAAATTAGAACCATTCTCATAAGCAACAGTAATGCCGCTACTAGATCGTCGTGTTGCCCAGATTTAGCTTTGAATGTAATACCTGTAGCAATGAAAGTTTTAAGTTCGCTAATTAAACTTTTGCTGTTAATGGTAATTTTTTTAGTCTCAATTAACTGTTTTAATTTAGCACATGCATTGAGTTTTGCGCTGTGAGTTGTATTAAACCCTTTGCGGAATCTTCGTACATGTCCCTTTTTTATTGGTTCGCTCAAGAATAATCCGGGAATTGTTTCTTCTCCTAATTCGTTAATAGCAACTAACGCACTTTCTCCAACTGTGTTATTTTCTACACTGTAATAAATGCTGGCGTTTAATCCATCTTTGTTAAATTCGCCTTCTATATACTTGCATAAATCTCTAAGAATACGAGCTTGCGCTTGCACAGGAGTAGCATTGTGATGCCATTCTGCTACTTGAATCATACTGGGTAGTTCTAAAATTTCAATAGCTGCAGGATCTCCACCAGTGCCTAAACTAGGGTCTAGTGCAATGATATATGTGCAAGATGTATCAACTTTTTTATACCATCGTGCTTGCCCCATCTTTAATATAGGTTCAATACCGTCTAAATTAGACAGTGTAATACTGTTAACTAACGTTTCGTCAAAGATCAAGAATTTACATTCGTGTTCTCGATCAAATCTTTCTGGACCAACTCGACTACGTTCAGTATCTGCCCATTCCTCATCTCGATCCGGGTGCTCATTCCAAATAGCCATGTACGGAGAAAATCCATTACGACCTACTGCCTGCAGATTTCCGTATTCGTCAAATCTTTTGTTTGCTTCGTTCCAAATCTGAGCAAATTGATCTTCGTCGCTGTTTGGAGTGCTTGTAATAATTGCTTTACCGCCAGTTGCCAATGTAGGCGAGATGGACGTCCAGAATTCGACAGCAATATTGGGAGCAACATAGGCAAACTCGTCACAATATAGTAAGGAGATAGACATACCTCGACCAGTAGTTTCAGTTGTTGTCTGGGCAACAATACGTGAGCCGTTATCGAACTCAATACTTTGTTTATTGTAACTAGTTACACCACATCTAACAAAATCGGGACAAGTTTCGTATGCATATCGTAATCGTTGCATAATTTCTTGGGCACCTGTATATTTGTGTGCTGCAATTAGAATAGTTGCATCCGGTATAAACATTGCATACCATAACAAATAGCCAACCGCAGTAGTAGTTTTGCCCATTTGGCGACCTAGCATGTTTACGCTAAATCTATTCCCATGGTAACTATCTAATAACTTGATCTGATAGGTAAACGGATCGTATTTGATCTTACCTTTTGTTGGATGTTGTATGTTAAAGAAGTTGCTTAAGAAATATGCAGGACCGGTTGCAGGATCTGCACAGGCCAACAGATGATTTACCTGATCTTCGGTATATCGCTGGGTAGCGTGGGCCTTCTTAACTAAATTGCCTTCTAAACTTTTTGCCATATTATTATTTACTGAAAAAAATAGGCTCCGAAGAGCCTATTTGGATTTAGGAAAATCTTCCTTTATCTTATGTCGATATTATCGACGTTTTGTTTGCAGCCCTTGCCAGGACTTACTCCCACTTTACTTCTTTAATCTACCATCAG